CCCAACTGGGCAAACGTTAACTTTTGAGGGGTCGCAAAATATACAAGGGCTATAGTGAGACCCCTATCGAAAGGCGCGAACCCATGTTCCGCAAGCCGAAGATCAATGAGCCCACCAAGCTCGACAACGTGATCGACAACGCACTCGAAGCTATCGGAAACTACACCTACGAAGACAACGAGTTCGACCGTCGCGTCAACCAGCTGGCCAAGCTTTACAAGATGAAGGAGCAAGAGCTCCCGAAGCGCGTAAGCCCGGACACGCTGGCTGTCGTCGGCGGTAACCTCGCCGGAATCCTGCTGATTCTGTACTACGAGCGAGCGCACGTCATCACGTCGAAGGCTTTCAACCTCATCATCAAGCCCCGGTAACAAGAAGTACCCGCTTTCGAAGAATGATCAAACATATGGGACGTGTCGGAGTTTAACCACTCTGGCACGTCCTTTGTGTTTCCTTTTTGCCTCGCAGAAAAAACAGGGCCTATAATGAGACCCCTACCGAAAGGCCCTGTCATGTTCAAGAAGCGCATTGTCGCCGACATCGAACTCGTGAAGGCACCGAAGGATGAGAACTACGAAGAAGAACTCGTCGAGGAAATAGGAAAGTCCGCAGTCAACGTCTTGAACGGCGTTGTCGAGGATATCCTACGACCGACCGCGAAGATCGTCGTCGGAGCCATCGTCACGGTGACCGTCGTGAGCGCTGTTTGCAAGATCGCAGTCAAGAGCACGCCCGACCGCTAGACTCAAAGCCCAAGTCCCTACAAGGACTTTGGGTTTTCCTTTTGGACGGAGAAAGATGTTCAGCATCAAGAAGAATCTCCCCGCGATTCTGTCTGCCGTTATTACCGTCGGGGGTATGGTCGCTGTCGCGGCCTACTCCAACCGCAAGCTCACCAACGTCCTCTACGATTTGCATGGCCCCGCCAAGGGCGACTTCTCGATGCACATCGTCGGTAAGGAGGTGGACAAGATCTTGGCAGGCACTCCGAAGAAGGTGGATCTAGGCGATCACGTTGTTCTCTATCTTGTCGAGAAGAGTATGGTGAAGGACTAGGTAAAAAATCCCGCGGGGTAATTTCGGCGAGGGGTCGCAGAAAAAACATGGGGTATAATGAGACCCCTTACCCGAAAGGATTCACCATGCCCAAGACCACTGAGACCACTGAGGTTCCCGAGATCGTCGAGAGCGCGGACACCCCGAACACCACCAAGCTCGCCAAGCTGAAGACCATCGCCACCAACCCGAAGGTTCTCGTCACGGCTGCTACGGTGACGCTCGCCGGTGCTGTGCTGATCGTTCGCTCCCGTAACTCTCAGGAGTCTGAGTCCGAGGACATCTGATTCATCGCAGGTCCGCACAAAGCCTAACAGCCCCTAACACGGGCTTTAGGTTTTCCTTTTCGACTTGAGTTAGGAGTGCACCATGCTGAGCAAGAAGAACATCATCGCGATGGCCGTTGGCGCCGTCGTTACGTTGCTTGTCCTGATCTCGCTCCACTTCATCAATGGTGGCTCCAACACCATGAAGAATGCGAGCAGTACCATCGTCAATACCGGGCCGGTTTCTCTGGTGGGGCACTGGAGCCAGTCCAAGAGCGGCATCTCGTCAATCAAGATGGACGCCGAGATATCCCCCGATGGCAAGATCACCATCACCGAGAAGATGACCGACACGTCCGGCGTCTACTGGCTCGGAAGCTTCGACACGACGTATCACGAGACCCCTTTGTTCAAGGTCATCTCCACCGGCGACGTCAGCGCCATGGCGAGCGACCTGTTCGCGTCCCAGGACGCTTCCAAAACGTTTACGTACGATCACGGTGATTTGAGCTTCCCCTTCTCCATCATGGGGATGAGCACCACCGTGCATCTCACGAGGAGCACAGCATGAACTTCGGCTCGATAGTGCGCCGAGCACAGAAAGCCGCATCAGACAACACTCCGGCACTTCTCACGACGCTCGGTGTTGCCGGTCTTGTCAGTACAGTCGTTCTCACTTCGAGGGGGACGCTCAAGGCCGCTGAAATTCTCCGTGAAGAAGAGACGGAGGCTCGAAAATCTACGGGAGACGAGGACTACATCCTCAACGACCGGAGAAAGGTCGAATTGACCTGGAAATGCTTCGTCCCGGCAATTGGGACGGGGGCGTTCACGATCGCATGCATCATCGCCGCGAACCGCATCCAAACGCGACGTGCAGCCGCCCTGGCAACCGCCTACGGACTCTCTCAGGAGGCCTATAAGACTTACAAGGACAAGGTCCTCGAGAAGCTGGGCGAGAAGAAGGAACAAGCAGTACGCGACGAAATCGCCCAGGATCAGGTCACAAAGAATCCGCCTCCGACGGTGATCGTCTTCGGCAAGGGCGATTCGCTCTGTCGAGATGGATTCTCGGGGCGCTATTTCGAGTCCACACTCGAGGACCTGAAGGCCGCGCAGAACAACATCAACTACCGAATCATCCATGACGGCTACGCGTCGCTCACGGATTTCTGGGACGAGATCGGTTTGCCGAAGACCGACGAGTCCGACGAGATCGGATGGAATTCCGACACCGGGCTCGAGCTCGAGTACTCCGCGGCAATCAGTACCGACGGACGTCCCTGCATCAACATCAGTTTCCAGACCGTGCCGGGAAGGGGTTATTTCTCGGTTTACGGTTGAAGAGAACTCCATCGTCGTTTCCTATCCTACATTTGAGAAGGGTGCCATCATCATGGCGCAGCAGGCCAAGACCACCAACGTCCCCGAGACCCCTGAGGTGGAGGCCGCCGACAACGAGAAGACCGTTCCGGCCCCACGGCCGGGTTCGAAGCGCGACGAAGTCGTGATCGAGGGCAAGGTCGTGGACGGCGACAACACCGAGAAGCCGTCGGTGGCCGACCGGACCAAGAGCTTCCTGAAGAACAACAAGAAGAACCTCCTCAGCGGCGTGACCGCTACCGCGCTGATTGCGGCCGGCGTCCTCGTCGTGAGGAAGCGCAACACCCAGGGTCAGGACGAGGCCGAGACCTCCGAAGCCTGATCTACCTCCACGGGTGTTCGCTGAGGGCAGTACGGAGAGTCCTGGAACGTGTCGGCGCAAGATACGTTCGAATCCAACCACTACATGTAGTGGCGGGCCGTTCAGGTGCTCCGTACTGCTCCCCGTGGGCACCCGTGGAGCATATTCGGCCGCTACGAGGCTTGGCTCTCCATATCCGTTTCCAGCACGCAACGGGTCCGGTACGTTGTCAAGCTTCGTAGCGGTCTTTTGTCTTCATCTCCGATTCGATTGGAGATTCGCCGAGAGGAAAAAGAAATGCTGAAGAAGCCCATAACCTTCACCGACTTCGATGGTAACAAGGTCACCAAGGAGTTCTGGTTCCACATCTCCAAGGCCGAGCTTGCGGAGATGCATCTGCTCTACCCCGAAGGTGACCTGACGGCATACCTCCGGGAACTGATCAGCAGCAACGACGTCAAGCGGCAACTCGAGATCGTCAAGCAGATTATCGCCATGTCCGTCGGCGAGCGCACCTCGACCGGTCGCTTCATCAAGAACGACGAGATCCGCCAGGAGTTCATGTCCTCGGACGCCTACTCTGAACTCTTTATGGAGCTGATCCAGGACGCACAGAAGACCGCCGACTTCATGAACGCCGTCATGCCCGCGGATTTGGTCGCGGCCGTCGCCGAACAGCAGCGCCAGGAGACCGACTACACGGACGAGCAGCTCCTCGCGATGGACCAGGAGCAGTTCAACGCCGTGGCCGGCACGAATCCGAGCGAGATGACCAAGCGCCACCTCGTGATCGCCATGCAGCGCAAGACGCGCCAGCCGGCCTAACGATTTTGAGGGAATCAGCAAGACAATCTCGGTTTGACTAAAGGGGTCTCCCGCAGATGTCTTTTCCGGATGCTGATTTTAAACGACAGCCGTGCTAAGTCGAGGTCGCCCCACGAAATCGACGAGAAACAAAGCATGTGCCCTCACCCCAACGTCCGGTCACCGACTAGCTTTGTTCCCGGGGAGCATTGCGAAAACCTAACTTGTTGTTGCTATGCGACCGTATGGCGATAATTAAGGTAGGGGTCGGTGACCGGACCCTTCGAGGAACGGAGCAGTTATGCAGTGTGACACAGTTATTGGCGAAGGAAATAAGGTGCTTTTCAGTGGTAGCCCTGAAGACACCAAGGCCTGGATCGTGGCCAACAGAACTGATAGCAGTATGGTGGTCGCCATAGGGGATTCCGACGTGAGAGTCTCAATCGAGACTTATCTACGTATGCATGCGGCTTTCCGAGAGGGATGAGTAAATGCAGTTCCACGGAGAGTTCAGTGACACGCTTATCGATCCAGATTCTAAAGATCCGATCGTCACGGCGAACACGAGCGAACTCCAAGAATGGCTTCGTGTGCATCCGCATTTCCTTCGGTTCTCTGTCGTACTTGGTAGTACCCGACAAGAAGTTGAGGTGTATAAATACCTCAAATTCCCGAATGTCACAGATCGATGGGTATGATCTCGCGAAAAAAACAGGGGCTATAATGAGACCCCTATCGAAAGGTTTGCCCATGAACCAGAAACTGCTGAAGTTCGCCGTCAAAAGCGTCATCGGTCTTGCGTTCACAGCCGTGGTCGGTTACACGATCAAGCTGGAGCACAAGGTCGAAGACAAGATCGACGAGCACTTCGACGGTAACTGACCCACCCGCAACCGTCGTACCAGCTCAAACTAATAGGCCATTTTACATGGTCTTTTAGTTTTTCTCTTTCGAGGTATTCATGGACTCTTTCCCCAGCAATAGTCTTTCGCCGAAGCCCGAACCGAGAGAGCGGGAGCAGCGAAAGCCGGATCTGAAGGTCGTCGAAGCTCCTATCGCGACCGGGGTACGACGGAAGAAGCCGCTTAGTGCTCGTTTCGTCGAGCTGTTCTTCGGCGGAAGCATCAAGGACGCCATCAACAACGTGGTGGACGATGTACTCGTTCCGGCGTTCAAGGACATGCTCACTGAATCCGTCAGCCGCGGTATGGAGCGAGTCGTCTTCGGTGACAGGCAAGTCCGTCGACCGAGTCGCCCGAGTGCATTCGGCGGCAACTCCAGCTACACACCCTACAACCGATACGCACAATCGACACCGAAGCCCGAGGCTCGACCGGCGCGGCGTTCGCGATCTTCCCAGGACTTCGAGGACGTCATTCTGCCGACTCGGCGCGACGCGGAGAACGTTCTCCGAGAGCTCAACAAGATTCTGGATCGATACGAGATCGTGACCGTCCGGGATCTGTACGAACTGGTCAACGTGGAATTCCACCACACTGACAACAAGTGGGGCTGGCAGGATCTCAGCACTGCAGGGATTCGCCACGTCGCCAACGGCTACATGCTCGTCATGCCCGAAACCGATCCGATCGACTAAGGAGAACCATGCGGTTCACACTGACGCTCATCGCAGGTATCGTCGTGGGCTACGCCATGGCGGGAAACAAGGACCTGCGAATCAACGATGTCGAGCGCGGTGTCATGGCGGCAGCTTCCAAGGCCGCATCCTTCGTCCGTAAGAACTACTAAGTCTTTCAAGGAGTATCACGATGGGCCTCAAGGCCATCCAGAACAAGGTCACCAGTAAGGTTGGGCGACAAGTCCTGATCGTTCGCAAGAACTCGCCCACGCTGCTCTTCGGCGTCGGGGTCGCGGGTGTCATCACCACCGTGGTCCTCGCATGTCGGGCCACGCTCAAGATGGAAGAGGTCCTTCGGGAGGCTGAGAAGAAGCAACTCCAGATCGAGGACGCGCAGGCGCTCCAGACGGAGGAGTACACGGAGAAGGACGCGGCGCAGGACGCCAAGCTCAACCGGATCCAGACCGCCTGGGCGATCACCAAGCTCTACGCGCCGGCCGTCGGCGCGGGTGTCATCTCCGTCACCGCGCTCACCGGATCGCACGTGGTTCTGACGAGACGCAACACGGCGCTCGGCGCGGCCTACGTGGCTCTCGACAAGGGCTTCCGTGAGTATCGAGCCCGCGTGGTCAACGAGTACGGGAAGGCCAAGGACGACGAGTTCCGCTTCGGCCTGGTGGACAAGCAGATCGCCGTCGAGACGGACCATGGCACGGATGTCAAGACCATCAAGGCGCCCGACCGCGGGATCGCCGGGAAGTCCATCTACGCGCGATTCTTCGACGAGACGAGCTCGAACTGGCAACGCACGCCGGGATACAACCAGATGTTTCTCCAGGCCCAGCAGAACTACGCGAACGACCTGCTGAACGCACGAGGCTGGCTGTTCCTGAACGAGGTCTACCGCATGCTCGGGCTCGAGGAGAGTTCGGCCGGTCAGATCGTCGGCTGGGTCAAGGGCGAGCACGGCGGCGACGGGTTCGTCGACTTCGGGATTTTCGACGAGGGCGACAACTTCATGGCGCTCCAGTTCGTCAACGGCGCAGAGAAGTCGGTCTTGCTGGATTTCAACGTCGACGGACCGGTTTACGACCTGCTTCCCCGAAAGGTGTGATCTATGAAGATCGATTCTAAACTCGTGGGGGTTGCGTTCGCGTCGCTCGTTTTCGGCTACGCGATGGGGAGGATGGAGTCGGAGCAGCGTTTGAATTTCAAGATGCAGGAACTCGAAAACGACTACGAGAAGTTACTCACCATCGTAAGGGTCGAACGTGACAAGCTGGCTGAGCAGGCAGCGAAGGCGAAGGAAGACGAAGCGGCGCTCCTGGAAGCTGCCGACCAACTGGCAGTTCCGTATTCTGGAGAGCCTGATGACGTCACTCCTGTGGGAACTGGACAAGTGGTGGAGGAAGCGCCGCAAGCGGTAAACTACGCCTCGTTTTACCCGGCGGCACAAGGATCGAACGTCAGGCTTCTTCGACCGGTGACTCCCGACACCGGGGACGCTGGTGAACGCAAAGAAGACGAGCCGTACGTTATCAGCCAGGAAACCTTCATGCTGAACGAGACCGGCTACGATCAGTACCAGTACACGTACTACGCCGGCGACGACATCCTCACGAACGATTCCGACGAGGTGATAGACGCCCACGAACGAAAGATCCAGGTCGGCGACGCTTTGACTCGATTCGGAGAACAGTCCGGAGAAGCGACGATCGTCTTTGTGCGTAGCGACTGGCTCCGTCAGGACGTCGAGATCGCCCGTGACGAGCGGACTTTCGCTGAAGTCGTGCAAGGGGAGGGCGACGGTGGACCGTGATCGACGCTCAGCCTCTTGACGAGTCATACTTCCACTGGCTCTACAGTCAAGTCGCTGATCCTGAGATTGCAGATCCTTCTCTGACATATTGGAAAGTGTTCAGAGTGCTCTTTACAAAAGAGTTCCTCTGGTTTATTCCAAACGACGAGAACCGTGCGGAGGACGGGAAGGCTCTGCGATCTGAGTTCATCCAAGCCGCGAACATCGACGAAGTCGACGGCAACTGGATGGATCTCGGCTGTTCGATGCTCGAATTGATGGTGGGGTTATCCCGACGTCTATCCTTCGAGGCCGACGGCAAGCCCCATTACTGGTTCTGGATACTCATGCAGAACCTGGGGCTGGATCAGTATTGCGATCGAGCCAGGTTGTTCAAGAAAAAAATCGACGAAGTGTTGAACCGCGTGATAAATCGGTGGTACGAACCGAGCGGTCGAGGCGGATTCTTCCCGCTGGAACACTACGACGAGGATCAGCGCCAGGTAGAACTCTGGTACCAACTCAGTGCTTACGTTCTAGAACAAGAAGAACGGGTATAACAACGAAAGGAGGGTAGATGGATTTCTTTCAGATCTGCACGGAAGAGAAGCGCGGCGGGGTCATATCGGTTTATCCCGATTGGATCGTCGGGCGTTCTCAAGATCTGATGGTCCGCGGGCAATCGTTCTATGCTGTATGGAACGAAGCTACTGGGCTTTGGTCGACCAATGAATACGATGTTCCTATTCTGGTCGACGAGGCAGTCAAAGCTTATGCGGACAAGCTCAAGGCCGACGGTATGTCCGTAAGCCCGAAACTCCTCGTTTCGTTTGAATCGAATCGCTGGAAGCAGTTTCGCACCTTCATGAAGAACGTGAGCGACAACTCTCACGATCTCGACATGCGGGTAACATTCGCCAACACGGAAGTCAAAAAGACTGACTATGTCAGTCGACGGCTTCCATATCCTCTCGCTCCTGGTCCCCATCCTGCTTGGGATGAGATCACGTCTACCCTGTACAGCGACGAGGAACGGGCGAAGATCGAATGGGCCATCGGGGCCGTGATTGCTGGGGACTCCAAGAAACTCCAAAAGTTCCTGGTCTTCTACGGTCCCGGTGGTACCGGTAAGTCGACCATCCTCAACATCATCCAGAAGCTGTTCGAAGGTTACTACACGACATTCGAAGCAAAGGCGCTCGTTGGTAACAATAACTCCTTTGCGACTGAGGCGTTCAAGCACAACCCGCTTGTCGCTATCCAACACGATGGCGACTTGTCGAAGATCGAGGACAACAGCAAACTGAACTCGATCGTGTCCCACGAGGACATGCTTATCAACGAGAAGTACAAACCTGGCTACATGGCCAGGATCAACGCCTTCTTGTTCATGGGCACCAACAAGCCGGTGAAGATCACCGATGCCAAATCCGGTCTGATTCGACGTCTGATCGACGTTCGTCCCACCGGGGAAAAGATCGAGGTAAACCGGTACTTCACGCTCATGTCTCAAATCGACTTCGAGCTTGGTGCTATCGCCCAGCACTGTCTCGATGTCTATCTGAAGATGGGCAAGAACTATTACAACGCCTATCGTCCTGCCGAGATGATGCTCCAGACGGATGTGTTCCTGAACTTCGTAGAGGCGTACTACGACGTCTTCAAGGCACAGGACAGTACGACGCTCAAGCAGGCTTGGGAGCTCTATAAGGAGTACTGCGTTGAAGCAGCGCTCGAATACAAGCTCCCGCAGTATAAGTTCCGCGAAGAGCTGAAGAACTACTTCGACGAGTATCACGATCGGTACTTGATCGATGGTGCCTACGTTCGGAAGTACTATCGCGGGTTCAGCGCAAAGCCGTTCAAGACCCCGTTGACACAGGACTCCAAGACGTTCTCCCTGGTTTTGGATGAGACCACGTCTATCTTCGACGAAATGTTCGCGGGGCTTCCGGCACAGTACGGTACGGCAAACGAGACCCCTGAAAAGTATTGGGATCGCGAAGAACGCCCGATAAACGGCGTCATGCAGCAGCCGCGACCAGACCAGGTCTGTACGACCATACTCGGCGATTTGGACACCACCCGCGTTCACTTCGTCAAGGTGCCGCCGAACCATATCGTGATCGACTTCGATCTGAAGGACGCCAATGGCGAGAAGTCTCTGGAGAAGAATTTGGAGGCGGCGAGCCTATGGCCTCCTACTTACGCCGAACTCAGCAAATCCGGCAACGGGGTCCATCTCCATTACACATTTGACGGAGATCCCGGAGAGCTTGCTTCCTCATATTCCGAAGGAATTGAGATCAAGACTTTTTCGGGACACAGCAGTCTCCGAAGAAGAGTTACGAAGTGCAACAACCTGCCTGTTAATTCCATTGCCAGTGGGCTCCCTTTCAAGGAGAAGAAGCCGATGATCGAGCCCAAGGTACTTCAAAGTGAGAAGAGCCTTCGGGAACTGATCGAACGTAATCTACGAAAGGAGATCCACCCCGGAACGAAGCCCTCGGTCGATTTCATCTGGAAGATTCTGGAGGATGCATATTCGTCGGGAATGGTCTACGATGTCATGGACCTTCGCCCGAAGATCATGGCGTTCGCCAACAACAGCAGCAATCACGCGCTCAACTGTCTCAAGACCGTACAAAGGATGAAGTTCAAGTCCGACGTGACGGTCGAGGATTCCGAGCCGCCTCGCGAGAACGGCGACAAGCCGCTGGTCTTCTTCGACGTCGAGGTCTATCCGAATCTCTTCGTCATCTGCTGGATGTACGAGGACAGCGACACCGTCGTACGGATGATCAACCCGAGTCCTCAGGACGTCGAGGGTCTGTTTCGCTTCAAGTTGGTCGGGTTCAACAACCGGAGGTATGACAACCACATCCTCTGGGCTGCGTTCATGGGCTATAACAATCAGCAGCTGTTCGAGCTCTCCCAGAAGATCATCAATGGCAACCAGGGCGCGATGTTCGGCGAGGCCTACAACCTCTCATACGCCGACATCTACGACTTCAGCTCGAAGAAGCAGGGGCTGAAGAAGTTCATGATCGAGCTCGGCATGCACCACATGGAGATGGATATTCCGTGGGATCAGCCGGTACCTCAGGAGCTCTGGACCAAGGTCGTCGAATACTGTGTCAACGACGTTCTCGGCACTCGTGGTACGTTCCTCGCTCGGAAGCAGGACTTCGTCGCTCGCCAGATTCTGGCAGAATTGAGCGGACTCTCGGTCAACGATACTACGCAGAAGCACACCGCACGGATCGTGTTCGGCAAAGATCGGAACCCGCAGGATAAGTTCATCTACACCGATCTGAGCCAAGAATTCCCGGGGTATGTATATGACTTCGGAGTCAGCACATATCGGGGCGAAACGGTCGGGGAAGGCGGTTATGTATACGCCGAACCAGGTATGTACGAGAACGTCGCGGTGCTCGATGTGGCCTCGATGCATCCCACGTCGATTGAAGTGCTGGAGGTATTTGGTCCTTACACCAAGAACTTCTCAGCGCTCAAGGCTGCTCGAATTGCAATCAAGCGCAAGCAGTACGATGAAGCTCGATCCATGCTCGGCGGAGCGCTTGCGCCGTTCCTTGGTTCGGAGGATGATGCAAAAGCCCTATCCGACGCTCTGAAGATCGCGATCAACATCGTCTACGGGCTGACATCGGCTAGCTTCGACAACCCGTTCCGGGACAAACGCAACAAGGACAACATCGTCGCCAAGCGCGGTGCTCTGTTCATGATCGATCTGAAGCACGCGGTGCAGGACAAGGGTTTCCAGGTCGTCCACATCAAGACCGACTCGATCAAGATCCCCAATGCCACACCGGAGATCATCGAGTTCGTCATGGAGTTCGGCAAGAAGTACGGCTACGACTTCGAGCACGAGAAGACCTACGACAAGTTCTGTCTCGTGAACGACGCCGTATACATCGCTCGAGCTGGCTCCAAATGGGACGCGGTCGGTGCTCAGTTCCAGCACCCAGTGGTCTTCAAGGCTTTGTTCAGCGAGGAGCCGATCACCTTTGCGGACTTGTGCGAAACCAAGCAGGTCAAGACCCCATCGGCGATGTACCTCGACTTCAACGAATCCGAGGCAACACCGGCCACGCCCTACAAGGGCATGCATTTCGTGGGCCGCACCGGGATGTTCGTGCCGGTTCGCAAATCTGTAGGAGGCGCGAAGCTCGTCGTCGTTCGGGACGAGAAGCCCTATGCCGTCGCTGGCACCAAGGGGTACCTCTGGCTCGAAGCCGAGATGGTCAAGACGCTCGATTTCCGGGTCACCGACGAACTCACATTCCAAGACATGGTGTTCTCGGTGGATGGCGACGGTCTTCTCACGGAGATCATCGACATCGAATACTACGAGCGGCTGGTCGACGAGGCGATGAAGACCATCGAGAAGTTCGGCAACTTCAGTCAGTTCGTCAAGTAAGGGGAGAGATGGCGAATATAGCGCCGAGTCCGGTTGTTGAGGCCGGTGAGTTCGGAAGAATCGTCAAGGAGCTCAAAGCCAAGGGACGCTACGACGAGGCGCAGTTCGTCCGTGTCCAATTCTGGGAGTTTTTGCGGGAGCTCACCAGGGTCGAGAAGATCAAGGCTCTGAACACGTATCTCAACGTCGTGAATTGGTGGTGAGTATGGTAAGAGAGCGAGTTCCGCTCGTCACCTACATTGCAGGAGAGCGCACCACCATCGGCGAGGCGACCATCGAACGTCCATCCCCTGATCCGGGATGTGAGGTCTCGGTTCTGATCGAGCTGGAACCCGATATGCCACTGCGTGCTCAGCTGGCACAGATCCTGCGTCGACACAACGTCTGAGAGGAGATGATCTTGAGGATAACCGGAAAGGGTCCGAAAGGTCTTTCCAAGAAGCCGAAACCCAACAAGGTTCCGATGTTCGTCGAGAAGGACGGCAACAAGACCCTAGTGGGCGAAGCCACGGTCCTGAAGGTCGACGATACTCCTGAAGGGACTCTCGTCACATACGAACTGGATGACGACTCGGTAGTGGCGGAGAAGCTTGCAATGCATCTTCCGCTAGGCAGCGTCTCATTCGTTTCGCGCAAGAAATTCACGAAGTAACCATAGACCGGGGGGATGGGCGTCTGCCGCACTCAGGCGTCCATCTCTCCTTCTCGGGAGGATTCAATGGCCACAAAGGCTCAGAAGCGAGCTGCTGCCGAAGCAAAGAGGGCTGCTTTCGAAGCGGAAGTCAAGGCTTCTGGTTTGCGCGCTCAGGAGGAAGATCGGCGCGTTCGCGAGGCTCGTAGTCAGGCGATGGCCGAAGAGATCGAGGCGATCAACCATCGTCATCGAGAGATTCTCGCTCTGTACGGACTGGTTGAGTTCATCAGGAGCGTAGATGGTTAAGTTCTGGCTGCAAGCGCTTCTGCTGTTCTGCTACCGGATCTGTACAGGAATGCAAGACCCGAGTCCATTGGAATGGGAGGCTGCGGTGAATCACCGAGCACGTTTGAACGAATACGACGAGACTAAGGAATTACCCCAAGTCGGGCGTGAGTTCGAGAAGGAGGTTCTGGCTGGGGACAACAACGCCGATTACATACGCCTCGGCAAAGAGCTCGTCAGGACGTGGTACGACGCGGAGTGGCAGAACCGATCGCCGTCCGTTCCCGTGCCGGAGTACAACGTGTACTGCACGTGGTTCAGCAAGACGCTGGGGAACTGGAAGGGTCTGTTCGGAACCACGCGGCCGGACAACCTCTACATCGAGATCACACATGACGGTGCGAAGGGCAAGACCTACTTCGACGTCTATCGGAAGATGGTGAACCTCAGCATTCCGGATAAGACTCTGGAGAACGGGACGTATGCCTGATCCGCATCACTTTCACAAAGTCAAAGTTCCTGGGGAATCAGATCTAAGATACTTCGACTGCACGAACTTTCACCGAGATTGCCAATTTGCTAAAGCAACTCCGGAAGAAATCGGTCTGTGGTACTTCGACGACGAAGCGAATCAGACACCCTTCGCCGTATGGCTTCAACTCCATCACATGCCGCCTGCTGTCAAGAAAGAAGAATCATGCCCAAGCTCGAGCCCGTCACCATCGAAGGCGCCCGAATCGTCTTCCGCAACTTCGCCGGCAAGGCGACGCCGTACAACGCCGAGGGCAACCGCAATTTCGCCGTGGTCCTCGACGCCGAGATGGCTGACCGACTGGAGACGGCGGGTTGGAACGTCCAGCGCCGTCCGCCCAAGGTCGAAGGGGACGACGAGTTCCGGATCCTGAAGGTCAAGGTTCACTTCACCGGACGCAAGCCGCCGCGGATCGTCCTGATCACCTCCCGCGGACGGACCCAGCTCAGCGAGGACCTGGCGGAGATGCTGGACTACGCGGACCTCGAGACGGTGGACCTGATCGTCCGGCCGTACGAATGGGAGGTCAACGGCAAGACCGGTGTCAAGGCCTACCTGCAGTCGATCTACGCTACCATCCGTGAGGACGAACTGGAGCGTAAGTACGCGGACGTTCCGGAGATCGGCTACACAAACAACGCTCCTCTCGAGCTGATGCCCGGCGAAAGCGAGTACGCCGAGATCGTGGAGGACCCGAACGGATGAACCTGAATCTCTTCAAGTGCCCGTTTCACCGCGACACTTTGCTGGAGTACGACGGTTACGGCTACGTCTGCCCGCAGTGCATTCTCAACGCCTACATGTACGAACGTGCGACCACCAGTGCAGCGGCGGGTGCTCCGAGAGATCCAGATCCGCTGTCCGAGATAGCCCGGTACAAGAAGTTCTTGCAAGACGGCAATCTTCTGCCGCCGGATGATGAGGGGGAATAATGCTGTTCCTGATCATCGGAATCATGGACTCGCTGTTGGCCTTGGCCATCGCAGCGATCGTGATATCCGATAGCGAGAAGCTCGCCCGTGCCTACCGAGTTTGGATGGGCGAGGAAGAGCCGACCGTCACGAAGATCAACGCGTTCACGGCGTGGTTCTCGTGGTTGAAGGAGAAGCTCTTCGACTGGCTCGATGAGCGGGAAGAGAAGAACGCGCATAAGCACCGCGGTCCGAGGCACGCACTAACACACTAGGAGTTGTGGTGGTCGAGAACGAGGAATTGCTGGATGACGCAGATTTCGAGGCTCGTCAGCTGTTGAATGGCAGTTTCCACACCATAGCTCTCTGGTGCGGCGGAAGGGTTCAGCAGACCGTTCAAGAGGTAGGACGTCACGTTACTCGACGACAGTACCTGGCGTTGAACGAGGATGACATCGCTTTCGCCGGAGATTGGATCGTCAAGGCTTTCGAAAATTTCTATGTCTTGAAGGACGACGAGTACAACGCTCTCATGGAGCTGGGAGCAGAGCGCAAGCGGAAGTATCGAGAAGTTTACGACGCGGTGACGGACGCCATGCTGGCTCAGACTCGGCACACGTTGGCCCACGACGATACGCACATGGGCGAGGTCGCCAGACAGATCACCAAGCGCATCATTGAGATCTTCAATGAGTAGTCTCGCACAACCGTACATACGTCGGAACTACGGCTGCGAAGCCATCCTGGTCACCCGCGGAAACATGGGCGCGGTTGCTCATTGGTGCGGCGGCACGGTGGAAGTCACAAAAGACCGTGGTGTGACTGAGCTCTACATCGCAGTTCCGATCTGCAACAAATCCAAAGGCCGACCAAAGCGCGCATATCTAGGCCAGTGGGTGATCTACGACGCCGATGGATTCAAGGTCTACGAGGACCAGAATTTCCATCAGCTGTTCATTCCGTGGATGGACAACAATCCGGAATAGGTCATGGGTTCTCGAACATGCGAGGTCTGGGCAATCCGAAAGGATCGGCTTGGGCGTATGACCGAGTTCGTCAAATACGGCCATACCAAACACGTCTGTATTCGCACTCGTGAGTTCGCCCAGGAACACGAAGGTGATCATCGTTGCGCCTGTGGCTTGACCTGGGCAAAGCAGGACACCGACAACGACTGACTGTTTCACTGTGGGATCTGGGGTGTGGGGCAAGGGAGCTAATATCTGCAGACTTCCTCTGCCCCTACCCTGATCTAGAGAGGAGCATGATGAAGGCAACACCGATTTTCGATCTACTTGTCCAGGAGTTCGCCGAACGTGATCCGGCGGTTAAGTACTACGATCTTCTGATGGGCAACTATCCATTCCACTGGGACGTGATCGCACGGATTCCCTTGAGTGAGGTGAATCCGCTTCCCAAGCCGAAGGTGGTGTACGCGCCAGGGATGATCTTCTTCGATCACGCGGAACAACTTGCTTTGAACGTAGTGGCCGACAATCTCCGGAAGCAGAACATCATTTCCGAGTCTGGTATGCGCCAGGCTCTTGGGATTGATTTAGAGACGCTGCAAGAGCGCATAAGCGTGATCAATGCCTGGCAACCACCCGATCTCGTGGGCGATAACAGCGGTGAACCGATGAGCTTCCTGGACGAGATCGCACCGGCGTGGGACAAACTAGCCGCAGAAACGCCACAGGAGGCCCCTGAGAGCGACGAGGACGACGACCCGCCTTCTGATACCGGAAACGGTGCTGAGGCTCCTGAAAGCCCTGTGCGGGACGATGAGGCGCCTGTCCCCGGCGTCCGTCCGATTGTTAAACCTCCTCTGCCCAAACGCATCCCCGGCGCTAGCAAGGTGCGACAGATACAAAACTTCATAGCGCTGACAATCGAATCATTCAAGACGGCGTTCGCTCACCCCACGAGCAACGCGGCCTAACCAACTGGAGTTGGCATGGTAGTGGACCTGTATCCACACCAGAGGGAAGCTGTGGACCGGCTCAGCAACGGTAAGATCCTCTGCGGTGGAGTAGGTACCGGCAAGTCGCTCACGGCAGCTGCCTACTACATGGAGAAGGAAGCGCCGAAAGACGTCTACGTTATCACTACGGCCAAGAAGCGAGACGCCCTTGATTGGGAGTCGGAATTCGTCAAATACGGCGTGTACAAGACCAAAGACGCGACCGTGGCTGGTGTACTGCGAGTAGACTCGTGGAACAACATAACGAAGTATAAGAACGTGAAAGGCGCGTTCTTCATCTTCGACGAACAGCGACTTGTAGGAAACGGCGCGTGGGTGAAGACTTTCGAGTTCATCGCCAAGCGCAACAATTGGATCCTCCTTAGCGCAACACCCGGAGACACGTGGATGGATTACGTTCCTGTGTTTCTGGCGAACGGCTTCTACAGGAACAGAACGGACTTCAAAGAACAGCATGTGATCTACAACTCGTACGTGCAGTTTCCCAAGATTGAACGCTACGTCAATGTTGGGAAACTTGTGCGATTACGAAACATGCTGTTGGTGAACATGCCGTACGAGCGTCACACCATCCGACACACCAAGACGTTCAAGGTTGAATTTGACGAGCTTGAGCGTGATCGGATCTTGAAAGACCGTTGGAACGTTGCCGAAAATCGACCGATTCGCAACGTTTCCGAGCTGTTCTACTTGCTACGAAGGGTAGCCAACTCGCATCCATCGCGCCTCGAGAAGGTCCGCGAGTTGATGAAAACCTATCCGAGATTGATCGTATATTACAACTTCGACTACGAGTTGCACGCCTTGCGCACTCTGGCCGAGGAAGTAAAGATCGCGGAATGGAATGGACACAAACACGAGGAAATCCCAGAAACCGATCGGTGGCTGTACCTGGTTCAGTACGTTGCAGGCGCAGAGGGGTGGAACTGTACGACTACGAACGCGATGCTTTTCTACTCGTTGACGTATTCGTACAAAAACTGGCATCAGGCTCATGGAAGGATTGATCGGTTAAACACGCCATTCCGGGATCTATACTACTTCATTTTGATCTCGGATCTGGTAGTTGATCAAGCTGTGATGAAGTGCCTTCGGAGTAAAAAAAGCTTCAACGAAGCTGAATTTCTCCGTTCGGGGGCTGTCAGATCTTCTGTCAGTTTTGAAAATGACTCCGAATGAGGGTGTCCAATCTGAGCCGTATGTCCGTTTAACAAGATCATCTGTCAGATTTGAAAGTGACAAAAATCAAAACTGACAGAAGATCTGACAGGAATGATCTTGTTAAAAGCTGCTGATCGCAGCTTCGGTCAAGTCTTTATGTCCGTTCTGTCCCCTCGATCTGTCAGATTACCAGTTTTGCTTTAAAAAACTCCCCAGGGGTGAACACTTAGTATCTGTAGATACTAACCCTGCAAAAATAAAAAAGTTTTTTCGGCAAAATCTTCAAATCTGACAGGGGCATGGATCTGTCCCACTTCAATCAGCAGCGTCCTTTGTGCACCAGTTGTACAGTTTCACCTTGCACCAAGGAAAGCGAGCGAGCTCTCAATGCCAACAACCGAGTGGCGTCCGATACCAACGTTCCCGGGCTACTCTGTCAGCGAGACCGGTCACGTCCGCAACGATGAGACTGGCCGATTCTTGACTCTGTTGGTTAATCAGTCTGGCACGGTCAATGTCGGACTCACACGGAACTTCGTTCAGTACAAGAGATCGGTTGCGCTCTTGGTAGCGAACGCGTTCATCGAGTTTCGCATTCATGAGTCGTTCGATACTCCCGTTCATCTCGACGGGAATCGACTCAACAACAATTCCTGGAATCTGGTTTGGCGACCCAGATGGTTTGCTGCAAAGTACATCCAGCAATTCCAGGAAGCTTCTCTGGCTCCCGAGCGCCCTGTGCAAGAGATGGAGACGCGCGAGAAGTTCTACAGCCATTGGGAAGCCGCATTTAGGTTTGGTCTGCTAGCCAAAGACGTGTTGCTCGCGGCGATCAATCAAATAGAAGTGTGGCCTACCAAGCAGTACTTCCGACTGATAGACGGGAAAACAGATATTACATCGCCTCGCAATCATGGGCTATGATAGAAGGGGTAGAATAACACTCTTGCAAACCAGAGCAAAGGCCGTTAACTCATGCCAAAGCTAGAGCGAGACTACCAAGCGGATCTAATCAAACGGATTCGTAAGATGTTCCCTGGCTGCATGATCCTCAAGAACAATGCCAACTACATGCCCGGCGTACCAGATCTGATCCTCCTGTACGGACGATGCTGGGCTGTGTTGGAAGTCAAGAGGAACGAACGCGCCGATAAACAGCCGAACCAGGATTACTATGTCGAGCAGATGAACGACATGTCCTTTGCGGCTATTATCTACCCCTCTAACGAAGAGGAAGTTCTTCGTGCGCTTCAACTCGCATTCGAATCTTGCGGGAACACATGCGTTCCTCGGGGCTAGCAACTACCACTGGATCAACTACGACGACGGAAAGCTCAAGCACACCTTCGAGACGTCACAGGCGGCCCGTAGAGGCGTTGAACTACACGAGTTGGCCCGTAACTGCATCCGGCTTGGTGTAAAGCTTCACGAGGGCTCTCAGACGATTAGCCAATACGTCAATGACGCTATCGGCTTCGGGATGACACCTGAGCAGATTCTGTACTACTCGGACAACTGCTACGGCACTGCCGATGCGATCGGGTTCCGAAAGAACAAACTTCGGATTCATGACTTCAAGAGCGGACGCACCAAGTCGTCTGAATGGCAGCTGTACATCTATGCCGCTCTCTTCTGTCTTGAATACCTCGTCAAACCCCACGAGATCGAGATCGAGCTTCGCATCTATCAGAACGGCGACGTTATGATCTGGATCGCAGATCCGGACATCGTCGTTCACATCATGGACAAGATAGTCACCTTCGACAAGTACATCGAAGCGTGGAAGCAAGACGAGTTAGGCTAAGGGGGAGAGCTGTCCGTGGACATCGATGAAGAGGCTTGGTTAGCACATTACGGCATTCTTCGCCGTTCCGGTCGTTACCCATGGGGATCCGGCAAGACTCAGGAAGAGCGAAACCGTTCGTTCCTTGGCACGATCAAAGAGTTGAAGGACCAAGGTCTCAGCGAAACCGAGATTGCTCGTGGTTTTGGAATCTCCACTTCCGAACTTCGTGCGGCTCGCTCGATCGCCAACAACTCCGAGAAGCAAGCTAACATCAACATGGCCCGACGTCTGAAGGACAAGGGATATTCCAACGTGGCTATCGGCCGACGTATGGGTCTCAATGAGTCTTCAGTTCGCGCGTTGCTCGCTCCTGGCGAGAAGGATAAGGCCGATGTTCTGGAGATGACGTCCAGCATGCTCAAGGACGAAGTCGACAGAAAGCATTACATCGACATCGGCAGCGGCGTAGAGCGTCATCTCGGGCTCAGCTCCACAAAACTCAGCACTGCTGTTGCGCGGTTGAAGGAAGAGGGCTACACAGTCCACTACATCCCGGTCGAACAACTTGGAACCGGTAAGAAGACGACTGTCAAAGTTCTCGCTGCTCCCGGAACCTCATACTCCGAAGCATACAGAAACCGCGATAATATCCAGCAGATAATGCGTTACTCCGAGGATGGCGGCAGATCTTTCGATCGTATCATGCCGCCACTCTCCATCGATTCTAAGCGTGTTGCAGTGCGCTATGCAGAAGATGGTGGGGCAGACGCCGACGGAGTCATCTACGTTCGTCCTGGAGTCAAAGACGTAACGTTGGGCGGCGCACGATACGCTCAGGTTCGTGTAGCTGTGGACGGAACACATTATCTCAAGGGTATGGCCATGTACAAGGACGACCTGCCCGCTGGTACGGATCTGATGTTCAACACGAACAAATCTCGTACCGGAAACAAGCTCGACGCCATGAAGCCGATGAAAGACGATCCTGACAGTCCGTTCGGAGCAGTCATCAAGCGGCAAATCGGTGAGCGCGGTCCCGATGGCAAGAAGCGGCTCACCTCAGTCATGAACCTCGTAAACGAGGAAGGCGACTGGGAGAAGTGGTCTAGAACCCTTTCTTCGCAGATGCTGTCGAAGCAAAGCCCAAAGCTGGCGAAAACACAACTGGCTTTGGCGGCTGATCGCAAACAGCGTGAATTCGACGAGATCATGCATCTCGAGAATCCGGCAGTGAAGAAGAAACTGCTGGAAGCCTTCGCTGACGACGCCGATTCCTCGGCCGTCCACTTGAAGGCTGCCGCTCTGCCCAAGCAAGGGTCGCACGTCATACTTCCGGTCAACACCATGAAGGAAACGGAAGTCTATGCACCGAACTTCCACAACGGCGATCGAGTTGTTCTTGTTCGCTACCCTCACGGCGGCATCTTTGAAATCCCGGAACTGACGGTAAACAACAACCATCCGGACGCGAAGCGGTTGATCGGAACCGATGCCAAAGACGCTATCGGAATCCACAGCAAAGTGGCGGCTCGTTTGTCTGGAGCCGACTTCGATGGCGACACCGTTCTGGTGATTCCGAACAACAATCGCGCAGTCAAGACCGCACCTGCTCTTGAGAAGTTGAAGGGTTTCGATCCTCAGCATGAGTATCCTGGTTATGAAGGTATGACCAGGATGACGCCGAAAGCCAAGCAAGTTGAAATGGGCTTGGTTTCCAATCTCATCACGGACATGACGATTCGTGGTGCTACCGCTGACGAGCTCGCTCGAGCAGTTCGCCATTCAATGGTAGTCATCGATGCTGAAAAGCATGGTTTGGATTGGAGAAGATCGGCGATCGACCACGGTATTCCTCAACTAAAAGAGAAGTACCAAGGTCGCAAGAATGCTGGCGCATCAACACTCATCTCGCGAGCCGGCGCAGAAGTTCGAGTTCCGGAACGCAAACTCAGACGTGCGTCTGAAGGTGGTCCAATCGACAAGACCACTGGCGAAAAGGTCTATGTCCCAACCGGTACCAAGTACATCAACCGGTATGGCAAAGAAGAGACGCCCACGGTCAAGTCGACGCAGCTGGCGGAAACCAACGACGCTCACACTCTGTCGTCTGGCACACCGATCGAAAAGATCTACGCCGATCACTCGAACACGTTGAAAGGTTTGGCAAACAAAGCCAGGCTTGCGGCCTACAACATCAAGGCCACGCCGTATTCGAAAGCTGCAAACGAAAGATACGCCAGCCAAGTCAAGTCGCTCGATGCGAAACTTAATCTGGCTTTGCGAAACAGTCCATTGGAACGGCAATCGCAGATCATCGCTAACGCCATAGTCAGGCAGAAGTTGAAAGCGAATCCTGATCTCGAACCGTCCGATGTGAAGAAGCTCAAAGCACAGGCGCTTACTGAGGCCCGGATTCGTACCGGTGCTAAGAAGACCGGCATTGAAATCACGGACGATGAATGGGCCGCCATTCAGGCCGGCGCTATCTCGAACAACAAACTGACACAGATCCTGAACAACGCTGATCTCGACGCAGTCAAACAACTGGCTACACCGAAGACCAGAAAGAAGTTGGACAGCGGCTCTATCGAGCGCGCTATTGCCATGCTGCGAAACGGCTACCCGCAAGCAGATGTGGCTGACCAACTAGGCGTGTCTGTGTCAACGCTCAAACGAAGCCTTGCTGAGGGTGACGCATGACAATCGAACACATGCTCACCACAGTAGACAACCCGTTCGACCCAGTGACACAGTTCGAAGCATGGAATGTGTGGGATCAAACGGCAGGCTATCACACGCTGTCGTACCTTGGGCGTGTGGTCAAAACTTCGGATGAGCTATCAGAAGCAGATCAAAGCCTAGCTTATGAGCAGGCAATGCAGGACATCGTGAACGACAACGGTGGACTGTACAAGGTTGTCGTAGTTCCATCCGTAGTTGCTACTGATCCATCCGGTTAGATCAAGAGGCCTATGCCCTCTGCTACCGATAGGCATCAGGTAATCATGTAGATCAGCAGTAGCGATCTCTTGGTTAACCTTTTGTCTATCGGTAGCAGAGGGCACACAGAGTGTCTTTTTCTCTCCTAACACAATGACAGTCTCATGGGTCCTCCACGAGTCCCTTGAGACCGGGGGAGGGGCTTCGAAAATTAGACCCCCCGCCTGCAT